TACTACATTATTCAGAGCCTTTAGTAAGAGAATTATACGAAGAGCTTGACAAGTATCCTGCCATTCTTTTTAAAGTTCATACCTCGATATGTCGCAAGGTACTAGAGTCCACGGCACACGAACTAGCTGACGAGTACCCTGAAGCAGAGTGGTTTTGGTCACATCCCAGTGAAGGTGGTACGTCGACCGTGGTCCCTGTGCTCATTATGCAAAATAGAGAGCACTTGGCTAAAGCTCGTAAAGAGTTTAAACTAATGCGTAATGGCTAAGCAGTGGGTAAAAGAAAAAATTGAGCACGTCAAAAAGAAGACGTCCATAGGTGACTCACGTTTAAGCCACGGAGCAGGCACCAATAAAAGTCAGCGACGTAAAAAATACAGAGGGCAAGGCAAATAAAAACTAGCTCAGCTAAAGCCAAGGGTCGTCGCTTACAACAGTGGGTACGGACTAAACTCATAGAACTCTTGTCCGTGGACCCAGAGGATATAGAATCACGACCCATGGGCAGCTCAGGTGAAGACCTCATTATGGGCGTACAAACTAAAAAAATATTCCCTTATTCTATTGAGTGTAAAAATCAAGAAGCGGTGAACGTCTGGAAAGCCTACGAGCAATGTTCAAGTAATACTAGCCCAAACGTGGAAAGTCTAGTTATAATAAAAAGAAACAAAAGTAAACCGTTAGCTCTAGTTGACGCAGAATACTTTATTAATTTACACAAAGACCATGGATGAGTACCAAGAATACATAAGACTATTCGGCGATTTGCCTTTTGGTATGCGTCCTAAATTTGAAGACTATCAAAAACAAAAGTCAGCACAAACAGCACGGAACGTGCTCAGCAGTGAATTACAAAAAGGTAATTTAGAAAAAGCCTACACAGAAGGGTACGAACAACTCCCCCTAATGGACCAATTACTTTATGGCGTGGCACCTGGCACTGGCGAAGCATTAGCCACATACGAAATACCAGAGTTCGCTAAACGTGGTAATATAGCTGCACAAGAAGGCAGAAAGCTAGACGCAGCAGGTAACTATTTAGTTAGCGGACTTAACGCTATGAGTATGATTCCTGTGGTGGGTAAGGCAGCAGGTTTAGCAGGCGACGTAACAAGAATATTAGGTAGAGGCACACGTGCCAAAACATCAGATGACATGGGCGGTGGCACACCACCTACACCCCCTCCCCCTACTAGCACACCCACAGCTTTTGAAACAGTATTAACTGCGGAAGACATCAGGGGAATAAATAAATACACCTCTCGCCCAGCTACTACGGTGTTAGAAGAGAGCGTGGTAAATAATCCTAAGTTTAAAAAGTTATACCCTAACCCAGACAAGCCATACGAAATAGACAACATGTTAACTTTAATGGGTAAGTATGGAGGAGACAACCGTAACGTAAAAGAACAGATAGACCTTTACGTTAGCCCAGAACTTAAAGCTAAAGGTAAGGTTACTACTAGAGAACTATTAAAAGACATAGCAGACAACAAGCCAACATTTACAGAATATAAAGCTAGGTATAAAGAAGGTCTAGAAAACTACAACCAACTAGACCGAAGCCGTGAAATGGACTACTTGTATAACTCACCTTTTATTTCTAGATACGATAACCCTAGAACAATTACAGAAGCAATGGAACGTAAAGCTCCTATAAACTATGAGCACAAGTCTTTCTATATAAACCCTACTAAAGAAGGGCAAACTTATAATATTAACAATACAACTCACCCAGAAGTGAGTCAAGGTTTTATGCCTAGTAGGACAGCTAGTGAAAATAAAGTATTTCATTCACGTCAATACACTTACGACATGGACGGTAAAAAAGTAATGGTTGTGGCGGAAGGTCAATCAGGTGCATATAAAATGTTTGAAAAAGCAGAAGACGTACCCTTCAGCTTTGATGATGAACTTGATGCAGCAATAAGAGTAACAACTGATACTATTAATGAAACACAAGACCTACCTTTAACAGAAAGTCTTTACGATTTAGGTTTATTAAACGAAGCAGATGAAACTTTGGGAACAACTGTGGCAGGAATTATGATGAGAAATGAACCCATCTCTGTTAGGGGGAGCAACTCTACTACAACGGATGAGTTTATTTCAAAAGCCAAAGATTTTGATTTTGATAAACTTAATAGTGAAAGAAGACAAAAACTTTTTACTTTAAAAAATGAAGAAATAGACAATGAACTTTTAGGTAAAATAAATGTGAATTTTGAACGTGGGATTACACAAGCAGATATAACACCAGAATTACGCAGAGCGTATAGATCTCACTTAATTGACACAAATGAATTAAATATATCTGCATTAAAAAAGCTGGTGTCTGAAGGAAAACCAACACTAGAAAACCTTAATAGATTTCAGTTAAGAAAACAAGAACTAGGAGAAAAACTTCAAGAAAGTTTAACTAAAGAACTAGGTGTTGCAAAACAAATAGAAAACTACGATCCTAAAAAGTTACCGTTATTTAATGAATGGTTCAACGTCCACATGAAAACTTCCCTACAAGATGCAGCTAACTCAGGGGTGGATGAAGTCTGGTTCCCAATTAATGATTACGCTGTAGCTAGACAAAGAGGCGAAACACTAAGTACACCTGAAGCAGTTAGGATAGCTGAATTTGAATCGGATGGCGAAAGGATACCTATAGACTTTGAAGCTAAAATGCAACCCAGCAGAGGTGCAAGTGAGATGGCTATAAAATACAAGAAGTTTACAGAAAAAGGTTTAAACGCTATAGAGCGTGATTACGGTGTAGAACTAAAGGCAAAACCTTTTACAGATGCAAACAACCAAGAATTTTATAGAATAAAATTAACCAATGAGTTGAAAGATGCACTTTCTACTTTAAAACTTAACCGTGGTGGACTTGTTACTTTAATGCCACTACATTACACATAGGAGTATTTATGAATTTTAATCAAATGTTAGATAAATGTTGGGAAACTGCTCTTCACTACGAAAAAGAAGCTAAACTGTATCAGGGAACTTCTCCCACTAGTTTAGAATTTATAAGTTGTATTTTTAGAGGAAGAAATAACACCAGTCTTTTAGTTAAATGCACAAACAATGGTCATGCTCACTTAAAAGACTTAGACGTGCCTTACATGGATGATTTAGTTATTCATCCACCTATAGAAATAACACAAGAAGAATCAACCGAGTATCTTTACGCTCAAAAACATAAAGATGACTGGGTCAGTGTAACGATACGTAAGCCTCTTGGTCCAGAACCATTTAACACACTATACATTTATACTTACCCTAATAACACATATTGGGCAGTCGACTCTACAAACGGTGATGTATTCCCTTTGTTTTAAATATGGCAACTGAACAAAAAGTTTTTCCTATTGATCCGTCAACTTTAAGTTGGCGAGACAAACTTCGTAACTTAGCTACAACTAAATATGGCAACACAGGCAGACAATTTTCTGAAGCTATACTAGGAGAAAGCGAAGAAGAAAAATACATGAACTATCTAGAAAAGATAGAAGCTGGTTTACTTCCTCCTCCTAAAAATTTTTCACCTAACCGTCCTGTTTCTGATATGTTGGGCGGAGAAGGAATATCAGATTTCGGTTTACTAGACGCTGGTTTGATGGGATTGAGTGGAGCTGCGATACCTAAAATTAGTACTGGTGCTGCTCTTACTGAATCAGGGGTATTAGGTGCCGACGCTGTAGGAGAGTATAAAAAAGGCAACACAACCACTGCTGCGATAATGGGTACGTTAGCAGGAGTACCACCTTTATTAAGATATGCTAACCCAGTTAAAAACACATCAAGTAAAGAAGTAGCGGAAGAAGTTCAACCAGACCTAACAAGAAGAAAAGTAGTTCAAGGTTTGGGTATAAGTGCTTTAGCTGCACCTTTTGTTGACCCTGTAGTTATGGCAGCAAGACAAATTAGTAAAGCTCCCAATATCCCAGGTTTAGCAAAGCTTACTCCCCCTATAAAATCAATACTGGATCATACAAATGTATTTTTGTATAATAATGAATTAGTAGACAATTTAGTCAGTAAGTATGGTAAAGCTGAAGATGAATTTATTTCTTCTACAGAAATAGAGTCAATATTAACAAGACTAGCTAGTAAAGATTTAAATAACCTCACATTAAAACAAATAAAAGAAATAGCTGGAACTTCTAAGAACGTTGAAGTTACAGACGATTTTCTAAAAGATGCTGTTAATACCATTGAAAATTTAAAAGATGCTGTAAGAAATGACCCTGCTACTAAAAAAGAATTAGATAAACTCAATAAACTATACGACATGTCAGAAGATGAAATTGAGGCTTTCTATAATAGAGGAGCGGACACGGTACACTACGATAGGATGGACGATTTAAGAGAAGCATTCGAAAAATACAAACCTTGAAAAAAGAACTACTAGAACAACTTCCTGAGGATGTCCTCAAGGAACATTTAGAACTGACCGAAAGGTTAGCAGAAATACAACGTGTAGAAACTGCTCAAGGTAATTTTTTAGACTTTGTTAAAACTCAATGGCCACAGTTTATTGCTGGTGCACACCATGCTAAAATGGCTGATGCTTTTGACCGTATAGCTCAAGGCAAAATAAAAAGACTTATTATCAACATGCCACCAAGGCACACGAAAAGTGAGTTTGCTTCTCATTACTTTCCTGCGTATTTAGTAGGACGTAACCCTAGTTTAAAAATACTACAAGCCACGCACACCGCAGACTTGGCTGTAAAGTTTGGTAGAAAGATTAGGGACTTAATGTTAACGGAAGACTTTCAAAAAATATTCCCTGATGTATTAATTAACCCAGACTCAAAAGCAGCAGGTAAATGGGAAACTCAAGACAAGCGTGACCCAAAACGAAAGGGCGAGTACTATGCTGCTGGTGTAGGGGGTGCGTTAGCGGGAAGGGGAGCGGACTTATTTATTATTGATGACCCTCATTCAGAACAAGACGCGATGAACCCAAAGTCCATGGAAGATACATATGATTGGTACACCTCTGGTCCAAGGCAAAGGTTACAGCCAGGAGGAAGCATCGTTATAGTTATGACACGTTGGAACGTGAACGATTTAACAGGTAAACTTTTAAAAGATATGGCTCGTGATCCTAAAGCGGATCAATGGGAAGTGATAGAACTTCCTGCTATATTACCAAGTGGCGACCCTCTATGGCCAGAATATTGGTCAAAGGAAGAACTAGAAAGTGTACAAGCTACGCTAAGAGGTGGTCCTAAGTGGCATGCTCAATACATGCAGAACCCAAGTTCAGAAGAAGGTGCTTTATTAAAACGTGAATGGTGGCAAGAGTGGACCAGTGATAAACCCCCACGTTGCGAATACTTAATACAAAGTTACGATACTGCATTTTTAAAACGTGAGATGGCTGACTATTCAGCTATTACTACTTGGGGAGTTTTTTATCCAGAAGGCAGTCTAGGTGAAAACTTCTATGACGGCACAGCCCCTCATATTATTTTATTAGACGCTATAAAAGGTAGGTATAGTTTTCCTGAATTAAAAGCTATAGCCCTAGAACAATATAATGAATGGCAACCTGACGTAACTATTATAGAAGGTAAGGCTAGTGGTATGCCCTTAACTCAAGAACTACGTAACATTGGTATACCTGTACAGAACTTTACTCCCAGCAAAGGAAATGATAAGGTAGCTAGAGTAAACGCAAGTGCACCTTTGTTTGAGTCAGGTATGGTTTGGGCACCTGATACTAAATGGGCGAATGAAGTAATAGAAGAATGTGCGATGTTTCCTGCTGGTGATCACGATGACTTAGTAGACTCAACCACACAAGCATTACTACGTTTTAGGCAAGGTGGTTTTATAAAACTGCCTAGCGACTATGAAGACGAAGAGCTATATCCCAGACGAAAAATAAGTTATTATTAACCCATGGCAATAGAAAGACAAAATCTCCAAGAAGGTGGCTTACCGCAAGAACTCCAAAATCAAATTGAGGAAACTCTAGAAGTAGAACTTCCTGAGGAGATGGACATACAAGGTGAGCAGACTACAGCTTTTGAAGTTGACCCACAAGGTAATTTATTTCCCTTATTTGAAGAGGAAGAAATAGTTGTTACTGAACATCAAGTTAATTTAGCAGAAGTTATTGATCCTTCATCTTTACAAACTTTAGCCAGTGAACTAGTTGACGCTTTTGAGCAAGATAAAGATTCACGTAAAGACTGGCTTGATGTATTTACTAAAGGTTTAGACCTACTAGGGATAAAAACTGAGGAGAGGGAAGAACCTTTCCCTGGAGCTACAGGTGTACATCACCCACTATTGAGTGAGTCCGTAACACAATTTCAGGCTCAAGCCTATAAAGAATTATTGCCTAGTGGCGGTCCAGTAAAAACACGTGTCATGGGTAACGAAAGCCCAGAAGCAATGGATCAAAGTCAACGTGTAAAAGAATTTATGAACTACCAAATCACTGAGGTTATGCAAGAATATGACCCAGAGATGGACAGTTTACTATTTTATCTACCTTTAGCTGGTAGTGCATTCAAAAAAGTTTATTACGACAACCTATTAGGTAGAGCTACCAGTAGATTAGTAAAAGCTGAAGACTTAGTAGTAGCTTATGAAACTACAGATTTAGAAACTAGTCCTAGATTTACCCATGTTATCAGCATGACTGGTAACGATTTAAAGAAATTACAAATGAACGGTACGTACAGAGACGTACAAATAGGTGAAGCAGGGGTAGATTTAGAATATAACGAAGCAAAAGAAAAAATTGATGAGCTGCAAGGCATTCAACCGCCTTTAGCAGACTATAATGAGTACTCAGTTTTAGAGTTACACGTCAATTTAGAGCTTCCAGACATAGATAATTACGGTTTTGCGGTGCCATACATCGTAACTATCCTAGAAGATAGCGATGAAATACTCTCAATACGACGTAATTGGGAGCAAGGCGACGAATTATTCCGTAAAAAAGAGTATTTTGTACACTATAAGTTCCTTCCAGGACTTGGATTTTACGGTTTTGGCTTAATTCACATGATTGGAGGGCTTACTAAGTCCGCTACATCAATTTTACGTCAGTTAATTGACGCTGGAACACTAAGTAAC